GATGATATTTCAATATCATTAGCAACTTATGATACAGTAGCAGAGATTGTTTCATATTTTAATTTACATACTTCAGGAAATTATGTAGCAGTATTAACAGGAGATGGAACTTTTCCTTCAAATCAATTAGATAAAATAACAGCCGGTGATGCAATTGATGTTGATACTACACCTATAATTGCTGCAACTCTTCAAGCAGCTATAGATTGGTTTAACAATAGTTCTGAGTATTGTGTAGCTGCTCATCCAGCAGCTCCAACTTATAGAGAACCTGAAGTAATGGCAGCTTATGAATATTTAGCCGCTGGAAGTGAGGGAGCTGCAGTAGTAACTGCGGATTATACAAATTCATTAGCTAATATTGCAGCAGTTGTAGATGCTTCATTTGTTGGAGTAATGACAGGAGATCCTGCAATGCATGCAGTTTTGAGTACTCATTTAACAGCGATGTCAGCTTCAACTGGAAGAAATGAAAGACAAGGTTGTGTAGGTGGAGTTAGTGCGATTGCAAAAGCAACAAAACTTACAGAAGCTCAAGCATTAAATAATGAATTGGTAGGATATTATGGTTCTGAAATAAAACGATATAATAAAGCAGGAGTTTTAACAACATGGGCAGGATTTTATGGAGCTTGTCAAATAATGGGCATGTCTGCAGGAAATGCGATTAATTTTGCTCCAACAAATAAAATGATAAATGCCGTAGCAGTAAAAAACCTTTTTACAGAAACAGATATTAAAGCTTATATTAAAGGTGGAGTTATTGTTAGTCAACCGAGTCCATTAGGTGGAATAAGAGTTGTAAGATCAATTACTACATATCAAGCAGCAAATATTGTAGCTAATGAATGGAGTGCAATGAGAACCGCTTTATATATAACCAAAGATCATAGAACTTATGTTGAAAGTTTGATAGGAAGTCCAGGAGATAATACAATTTTAGAATCAATAAAGAATAGAGCGATTGTAAGATTAGATTATTATGTTGATCAAGGATGGTTAGTAACAGATCCTGAAACAGGAGATGCATATAGAAATTTACAGTTCAGTGTAACTGGTGATGTAGTAAAGATGTCTTATGAAGGTACTTTATGTGTACCTGTTAATTTTATACTCGTAACTCATTACTTTACAGTCATTGGAGCAGTAACTTTATAAGGAGGTAAAAAAGAATGATTATTTTTTTAAAGTTAATAAAACCTATTAGAGGGGCAGTTGATCCAGATATGCCGGTTCTTGCGGGACTAGATGCGATTATAAAATTGGATGGACAAGTTGTGGCATGGGCGACCAACCTTTCTTTTGATGAAGATTTTGAATTACAAGGAATACGAACTTTAGGACATCATGGAGATAGAGGATATAAATCACAAGGTTATAATTGTACAGTAACGGTAGGAACATTTGTTTTAGAAGGTGATGTTGATGATCATCTTCCAGTTCCAACTCGAAATAGCATTTTGACTTCAGGATTAGCAAGTTTTGAAGTTATAGATCTTATTACTGGAGATACATTGTATATTTTAAAAGAATGTAAATGCGCAACATCAGGAGTAAACCTTGATAGTGGAAGTTTATCAAGCAAAAATACTACATGGAGATGTCGAGCAGTCCTTCCGCAAGAAGGTAATGTTTCGTAAGTTAATTGAATTTATAGGAGGTTTGAAATGGATGAAAAAATTCAGTATAAAGGATTAAGCATTACTGATGCTGAAAGAATTAAAACAAAAGATTTTGGAGATAAGACTGGAAAATTTACTGTAAAAATACCTTTGCCTTATGAAAGAACTCAAATTGCAGCAGCAACATCAAGATCATTAGGTGGAGCTCCTCTTAATAGCATCCAAGCAACAGATTATGAATATGCGAGAATGATAACTACATTAAATTATGTGATTCAAGATAGTCCCGGATGGTGGAATGGAGCAGAAAGTTGTCCAGATAATGATTTTTTGTACGAATTATGGAAATTCTTTTTAGATGTTGAAGAAAAGTTCTTTGAATACTTAAAAAAAAATTCTTAGGTAAAATAAGTGATGATCCGCTATGCTTTCTTGATTCATGGATTATTGATTATTTCAAAGTTTTACCAACAGAAAAAAGATTTATGTCTTTAGAGACGGAACAAAAGATGGCTTTATTTGAAAATATAAGCTTGTTACCAGAATTAAAAGATATAAAAAAATATTTAAAGAAAAGAAAGGTTATAAATGATATTAAGAAGCAGAAACCGGAAAATATTGTAAGTAAAGGAATTTTGAAAAGAATGAGAAGTGTTTTTAAAGAAGATGGATTAACTGAAGAACAGATTAATAAAAAGCTTAAGATCTTTTGTGAAAACAAAAAACAACTTGAGATCAAAGCTTTGGAGAAAGAGTAAATGGCCGGAAAATTAGAATTTAAAATTAGTGCTGTAGATGAAACTAAAAAAGCTTTTGAATCAGCTTCGTCCAGAGCTGATAAAATGCTTGATCAATATAAAGAACTTTCAAAAGCAGGACTTGGCCCATCAGGTGAAATAAAAGGCCTGAAGAAAATGGAGAATCAATTTAAAAGGATTTCTAAAGAGATCTCCAATATGGGTAAACAATCTAAACAAGCTTTTCAGCAACAACCTGCTGGTAGATCTGGATCATCATCTGCTGAATCTGGAGTAGCAACTGCAGGTGGAATGTTGACATCCGATGCTGATATTACAATGGCAAGTAAAGTAAGAGATATTGGAAAGGGAATGCAAGTTCAAAAAACAGCAGCCCAAGATGTAGCAAAAGAATTAAAAACAGGTGGAAAGGCATTTAGTAGAGAAAAAAAAAAAAAAAAAAATGATATGAATCGTATTAAAGCTGGTGCAAAAAGTTTAAGTGGTGGAGTAGGTGGTGGCATGGGCATGGGTATTGGAGGAAGCATGGGTGTTGGCGGAGGTTTGGATGTTGCATCGGCTGCTGCAAAACAAGCACAAGAGGTAGGAAAAGCAACAGTTATTCCGGGAGCTGGCGCTACTTTAGCAGTTGCGGGAACAACATATTTGATGGCTGCAAAAATGGCATCGGCTTATAGACAAACAGCTGGTCAACAAATGCAAGGAATGCAAATTTTGGGAAGAGCAGGCGGTGGACAACCCGGAGGATTTTATGCAGGGCATGAAGGGCTTGGTATAACAGGTGCACAAAGAGTTGGAATAATGACTACTTATGCAAAACAAACAGGTATAACTGGCCCTGATGCTGATTCTGGTTATGATCAAAGAATGAAAAGGATGGCTTCGATATCAGCTGCTTATGGAATTTCAACGGGTCAAGTTTCAGGATATGGTGGGTCATTCGATAGATATATTAGAGGTGAAGATAAAAAAGGTTCAGGTTTAACTCATGCTATATTAACTGCAGAAAAAAAGGGAGTAGGAATGGGTGGAGCTAGATTACCTGAATTTATGGATTCTGTTAAAAATAGTTTAGAAGATGCTGTAGCGAGTGGAAGTACTGTTTCAAATAAAGAACTTATAGATGCTTTAGGTATGATGACATCATCAAGTGATGAAAGATTAAAAAAATTAGCCCCAAGTATAATACAAGGAGCAAGTGGAAGTTTTCGACAGGCAGGAATGCTTAAAGGTGGTGCTTCAGAATCTTTTGCAATGCAAGCTGTATATTCTCAAATGAAAAAAGCTGATCCAAGCGCTACAATGTGGGATGTAAGGGAAAGATTATCAAAAGGAGCTACCGTAGGAAATTTAAAAGCAAATATTGATTTTGCTAGAAAAATGTCAGGTGGAGATGAAAGGATGGCTGCTACAATGTTACAACAAACATCTGCATTTAGTGGGGTATCAAGTGGAAATCAGATGCTTGAAGTTATGAAAACAATAGATAGTTATAAAAAATCAGAAGGTGGAGGAAAAGCATCAGCAGATTCTAAACTTGGAAAACTATTAGGTGGAAGACTAGAAGGAACAAAGGAACAAAGAAGCCTTACATTAACCAAAGCAGTTCAGGATGAACAATTAAATTTAAATGAAGCAAATAAAGATGCAACTATCGCTGTGAATGGACTTAAAACTGCTATTGTTGAAGTGGTTGAACAAATGAATAATGTAACTAAAGGGAAGTCAACTTTTGAAAAAATATCGATGGTTTCGAACCCTTTAGGGTATTATTTATCACAAAAAGCAATAAATGTAGTAGAGATGATTTCAAAATGAAAATAAACTATGCAACACCAATTATAAGTGTAGAATTTACTTCAGTGTACAATGAAGGTGAAAACAAAGGAGATAAATTCAAAGTCGTAAACCAAGAATTTGGTGGAGATATAATAAGTTTAACAACAGCAAAAAGTATGAATGAAGTTGCTGGTACTTTTTCAATAACAATGATAGCTAGAGATTCATATATAGATTTTTTTGAATTAACAGAAAATAAACCAGCAGGAGTCTATGATCTTTTTAAAGCAGGTTGTTTAGTTGATATTTATATTGATGGAAAAGAAGTTATGTTGGGAACCATAGATTCTTTAAATCGATCTGTAAATATGAGAGGCAAAAAACCAGTTCGCCAGGTTACAATTACAGGAAGAGATTTGGCTGCGTTTTTAACTGATCATAAAATATGGTTTAATACAAAACCTGATCCAGAACGAACTGCTAATTTTGA